TAGTTGGGGCATTTGTTACGCCAATTTCAGGCCCTATTGGTGGAGCGCTGGTGTCGTTTGGTATCGCCATGACTCTTGGCGGCGTGGTGCAGATGCTGTCACCAGTCCCGAAAACCTCCAATCAAGAAGACCAAGCCAGCACCGAAAACAAACCCAGCTACCTCTTCAACGGCGCCTTCAACTCGACGCAGCAAGGCCTCCCCGTGCCCGTGGTTTATGGCGAGATGCTGGTCGGCTCCAGCGTCATTGCGGTTGGTACCTGGTCGGAGGCAATTCCTGCATGAGCGAAGTCATAATTGGTCGTAAAGGTGGCGGGAAGGGTGGAGGCGGCGGTGACTCTGCGCGCACGCCGGTGGAGGCGCCGAACAGTCTGCGCTCGCGTCAGCATGTGCGGGTCTTGCACGCGATTTGCGAGGGCGATGTAGAGGGGATTGTAGGCGGGAACCAGGGGATATTCTTTGACGACGTTCCGTTTCAGAATACCGACGGCAGCTTCAACTTCTCCAGCGTGGGCATCGAATCACGTACCGGCACCCAAAACCAACCCTACATCACCATGACAGGCCTGGAAGCCGAGCAGTCGGTGGGCGTGGAGTTGCGCGGAGGATCCCCTATTGAGCGCGCCATCACTGACAACGATGTTGATGCGGTGCGAGTGACAGTCAGCGTGCCGCAGCTTTCCACGCAAAACCTTACCAATGGCGACACCACGGGCTCGTCCGCCGTATTTCGTGTGGAAGGTAAGCTGGGAACGAGCGCATGGTTTGCGCTGTGTGCCGACATCACCATCACCGGCAAGACAATGAGCCGGACTCAGTTCTCCTATTACCTGCGCCTGCCCGCCTCGGGAGGGCTCCAACGATTCATTCGTCTCACGCGAATTTCACCAGACTCTGGCGGTTCCGCGATACAAAACCGCACGTTTTTCGACTCGTTTACGCTCCTGTGGGACGAAAAACTGCGCTATCCGAATACGGCGGTGCTCGCGGTCTCGATCGACGCCGAGCAGTTTTCCAGCATTCCGCGCATGGCATTCCGCATGCGCGGCATCAAGGTCTTGGTCCCGGCCAACTATGACCCTCCGACCCGCACCTATACGGGGTCGTGGGATGGAACGTTCAAGCGAGCGTGGTCCGACAGCCCGGCATGGGCCTGGTACGACATGCTGACCAATACCCGTTATGGGCTTGGCGGCCTGCTCGACTCATCGCTGATCGATAAATACGCTCTCTACAGCATCGCTCAGTACTGCGACCAGATGGTCCCGAACGGCTACGGCGGCATGGAGCCGCGGTTCACCTGCAACCTGGCGCTGACCACCCAGCAAGACGCCTGGAAACTGGTCAATGACATGGTATCGGTGTTCCGCGCGATCTGTTTCTGGGCGGGCGGAACATTGACCGCCGTACAGGATGCACCGCGCTCAAGCCGCTATCTGTTCAACAACTCCAACGTGGTCGGTGGCGACTTCAATTATCAGTCGGTCGCCTCGGATCAGCGCTACAACGTCGCAGCCGTCACCTGGAACGATCCGCTTCAGCAATTCAAACAGGCGGTAGAGATCGTCGAGCGCCCGGACCTGATCGTAAAATGGAACCGGATTCAGCAGAGCGACGTGGTAGCCATTGGCTGTACGTCGCGCGGTCAGGCTCGCCGTCTCGGCCGCTGGTTGTTGTACGCCGAAAGCGAGGCGGTCACCTTCGCCTCGGGCGCCGATGGGGCTATCCCAATGCCCGGCGACATCATTGACGTGGCCGATGCATTTCGGGCAGGCGCTCGCAATAGCGGTCGGCTTTTATCTGGCAGCACGGCATCAAACCTGCTGCTGGATGCGCCAATCGGTACGGACGGAACTGGCATAGTCGGCGTGGTGATGGCGGATGGATCGTACGCGACCGCTGCCGTGACTGTAGGCGCCGGAGCAACTTCCATCACGGTATCGCCGCCTTTGGCGTCAGCACCTCTGGCCAGTGCGCCTTGGGCGTTTTCGACAGCTGCGCTAGAGACGCAGAAATTCCGTGTTATCGGCATCAGCGAAGGCGACGACGGAACCTATGCGATCAGCGCCGTGGCGTTTGATCCCGACAAGTTCAATGAAGTCGAATATGGCACCCCTGACGTCGATAACCCGATCAGCAACGTCAATCTTGGCAAGCCTGAAGCCGTTGGGCAGATGACTTTCCTCGAATCGCTGTATGACACGGGCACCGGGCTGGCTGCGGCGCGCCTATCGGTCAGTTGGACTCAGCCGGCCCGCGCCATGCGCTACCAGGTTGAGGTCCTGAAGCCCGGCGGAAACTGGGAGTACGTGGCGGAGATCTCGACTCCAACGATCGATTTCGACTCGGCATCCTCTGGCGTGTGGTCCGTAAGGGTGACGCCGAAATCAGTACTCGGGCTTGCCGGGCCTGCGACCATCCAAACCTACAACGCGCAGGCGCTTCTGGCTCCGCCGTCGGCGCTGATCGGGCTCCGGCTTGATGTGATCAGCAGCGTGGCCACGTTGGCCTGGGAGCCCGTGCCAGAGCTGGACGTGAAGCTGGGTGGCAGCATCCACATCCGGCATGCTCGAAACACCTCGGCAACGTGGGATTCGGCATTGCCATTGACCGAGGTGGCGGGTCGCTCGACGTCTTCGGTGGTCGCCTTGCTGCCTGGCAAGTACTTGGCCCGGGCGGTCGACTCTTCAGGCATCGGCGGCCCTATCACCGAGGTCTGGTCGGATGCTCAGGTGCCGCTGCCGGCCAACGTGCTGGTGACCCTTGCTGAGTCGCCAGATTTCCTCGGTAATGCCGTCAATGCGGCAGCATCGGGCGGCGTACTGAAGATGACTGGCGCTGGCTTTATAGATGATGTTCCCGATATCGACGCGCTTCTGGGCGAGATCGATAAGCTCGGCGGGTCAACGCTTTCGGCAACGTACAGCTTTGCCGCACCAACAGATCTTGGCTACGTCTATGACTGCACCCTGACAGCTGATATCGAAGCCTTGCTGTACGACGACGGCACTTATATCGACACAATTGCAGACTTCGACTCAATCATCAGCATCGATGGTGATCCGCCTAATGGCGCTTCCCTGTCGCTGTGGGTGCGCACCTCGGATGTCTCGCCTGCGGTTTGGTCGGCTTGGAAACCTTTCGTTGTCGGAGACTATCGCGCCCGTCAGTTCGACTTCCAGTTGCGCGGTTCTGTGCAGCTGACCACGAACTGGATCGACGTCACAAAGCTTGAAGTCGTGATCGACATGCCGGATCGCATTGAAAGCGGGAACGATATTCCGGTTCCAATTGGCGGGCTGACTATCACGTACACCCCTCCGTTCAACGCCTCTCCAGCGGTCAGCTTGACTGCGCAAGGCCTTTCGCCCGGCGATTACTTCGATGTGTCCGCCAAGACCGTTACAGGTTTCACGGTCTTCGTCCGCAATTCCAGTGGGGTCGCCAAGTCAGGCTGCTCGATTGATTACATTTCAAAGGGATACTGACTTATGTCGCAACATGATATGACGCTGGACAATGCCTCCGGCCTTGGATTCAGGAGCGATGCGAACAACGCCCTGCAGGCGCTGGCGTCGCAGAGCAGCGGGGCATCATCCCCAAGCCCAACGTTCCCGTGCCAGGTGTGGGGAGACACCAGCACTGGCCGACTCAAACAGCGTAACGCTGCTAACACGGCGTGGCTGGACAAGGGGCCGCTGGATTCCCCCTTGCGTGACGCCGCAAGCCAAGGCGAGTATGCCGCTGACACTGGGGCTGCTGGTGCCTATGTGTGCAATTTCGTGCCGGCGCTCACCGCGCGAAGCGAGAGCACGCCGCTCCGCTTCAAGGCTGCCAATGCCAACCCAGGCGCTTGCACCATAAACGACGGTCTTGGCACGGTCGCGCTAGTTGGTGGAGCTCACTCGGCATTGCAGGGCGGCGAGATCATCGCCAACGGTATTGCCTGGATTCAGTGGAATGCGTCGATTGGCGGGGGCTCGTACGTGCTGCTGTTCTGTACAGGAGCGCCAGAGCAAGTGGCACCGGCCACTAAGGGACAGCATGCCGTTCAGCTCCAGCAAATGGCAGCGGTGGTTGGCGGAATTCGTAACGGAAGGATGTCAGTTACAGCGGCCAGTGCGACTGCTACGTTCACGGCTGATGAGGTTGCCGTAAAGGCTGCGCTAGGCGGGGCTTCCTGGCTGCTCTCCAGCTTCAGCAAGAATATCAACCTGGCTACGACCGGTGCCGGTGGTATGGATACTGGCACAGCTCCAGTCAGTGGATATGTAGCCCTTTACGCAATTTATAACCCGACCACTGCTACCTCCGCGCTGCTGGCTACTAACGCGACAGCGGCGGCAGCCCCGGAGGTATATGGCGGCGCAAACATGCCTTCCGGCTATACTGCGTCGGCATTGCTGACTGTTCTGCCAACTAACGCCAGTAGCCAGCTTAAGATTTGCATCGTACAAGACAGAGAAGTATTTATCCCTCTGACAACAATTTTTCAGAATAACTCGAGTGTAACAAATCAGGTAGCATCAATTGCTGGTGTAATCCCAAAGAATGCCAGGAGCATTTTTGGTCAGTTATTTATGTCAAGCTCAACGACATCGAGTTTGAATTTTGCTATTCAGCCCGATACCACAACTATCGCGCAGGTAGCTCAGTCAGTAGTGGTTGGCGGCAGTGCAGGGCTAATCACTAGTTTTCCAAGGATGGCGTTAGCAGTTGCTCAGCAGATAGTTATTAACAGTAGTAGCTCTGCTGGTACACCAACATTTATTGTTTACGGGACGGGATATTCGATATGAGTCAGTTTGTTCAAATAATCGATGGTAAAGTAACTGCGTTATTTTCTTGCCTCCAAGACCCAGAAGTGTGGCCAGGGGTGGTAGAAGTTGAAGACGATGATCCGCGCTACGCTGCATTCATGACGCCAGCAGTAATAGTCCCAATTACCGACCCAGTAGAAAAGCTGAAAGCATTTCTTGTAGATAACCCAGATGTGGCTGCAATTCTGAAGTAACCCGTCAACGGATCATGGCCGCCGCCTGGCGGTATTTTTTTGCCAGGAGAAAAGTATGCCCATCACCGCGCAGCAACTGCTGCAGATCCTCCCGAACGCCGGCGCCAAAGCCGGCGTTTTTGCATCTGGAGAAAAGCAATGCCTGTAACTGAAAAGGACCGCGACGTTCTCGCCCGCACACTGTGGGGAGAGGCGCGCGGAGAAAGTCTGGCCGGCCAGATAGCCGTTGCGTGGACCATTCGAAACCGTGTGAACGACGGTAAGGACAAATCATGGTGGGGCGAAGGCTACGCCGGTGTGTGCCAGAAGCCGTACCAGTTCAGTTGCTGGAACAGGAACGACCCGAACTATCCGTTCCTGAGTGGCGCCCGGCAGATTCCGTTCCGCGAGCTGGCGCAGGCTCGTATTGCAGCTGACCAGGTGATCGATGGGAAAGTGCCTGATCCTACCGGCGGCGCCACGCACTACTACGCGATCAGCATGAAAACGCCGCCGGCATGGGCAGCGAAGGCTAAGCAAACCCTCAAGCTGGGCGGACATGTATTCTTCAAGGATGTGCCATGAGCGAAATTAAAACCATTGGGCGCTGCCTTGGCCAGGGCGCCGACGGATCGATCTGGTTCTTCTGCCTCGGTTGCAATGGTCCGCATAGCATCAAGGTCAACTCACCAAACACTCCCGGGCCGAACTGGGGTTACAACGGTAACGCTGATGCGCCAACGTTCACGCCTTCTGTTCTGGTGACCGGTGTCCAGCATGTAACCGAGGAAGAGCACGCCGCGTTAATGGCCGGCGGCCATGTTGAGCCTCGCCCGCTTGTGTGCCACTCGTTTGTTACTGATGGGCGTATTCAGTACCTGGGCGATTGCACCCATGTGCTGGCGGGCCAAACGGTAGGCCTTCCGGAGTGGGAGGCAACATGGGCGAACTGGTGAGTCGGTTCAAGATGGCCAACGTACGATCGATCAAGCAACCGCTGATGCTGCTGCCGCTCGCGCTTCTGCTGACAGCCTGCACGGGGCAGCCGACAAGCTTGCCGCTCGACTCGCAGCCAGTGAAGCCGGCGGCAATTCCTGCACTGCCGCCGCAATCAAGGCAGCTGCCCGCGCCGCAGTGGTGCTTGCCGACGTGCTCAAGCGCGCTGACGAGAGAGCGGGAGAACTGGCGGCAGCTGCTGATCAAAGCCGGGGAAGGGGAGTGACGTGCGAGCAGGCCTATGACTCTCTGGATCCGCCAGCCATAAAGGGGAGTCGCTGAAGAGGTGCCGATCAGTTGCTGACGTCGCCTTTAGCATTTCGCCCAGTCGTACACGTGTTGGTTAACCTCACCCAGGCCGCCGTCACGGGCGATCCACTCCTCACCGGTCCGGCGGCAGTGCGCTTTCAGTTCCTCGACACTGATGCCGTAAAAAGCGGCGACGCTCTGGGCGAGATTTTTCGGTGAATCCCCGCCGTCGCGCAGAGCCACGAACATCAGGTGATGTAGGGGCCAATTGGCATACAAGTTGTCCGGTGCGGTCATGGTGATCAGCCTCCTGGAGGGAGTCATCCATTGTAGTCCTTGCCCGAGGCCCTGTCCGCAGGCATGAATTGTTTACACATGCTCCCGGCGGTACGTTCCCGCCGACGTTGTCACGGACAATATAGGCAGCGGCGACCAAGGACTGATCGCGCTGGCGGCGTGCCAGGCGTATGTCAGAGAAGTGAGCCGCTGAAGTTGAAGGGCAACAATCGATCCATTGCTGCCAGTCACCAAGGGAAGAAAGCGAACCAAGGCCGCCGTTGGTGGCTGCTAGAAATCTCAAAATTGTCACTACTCGCAAGCGTCATATTGAAGTGACGACCTCTGATGAGGCCGCCATTTTTCAGCTGATGTGATCAGTTGCCGTTTGGCATCGACAAGTTGATGCCTTCTTTTTTCAGGGCATCACGCACGTATTGGAATTTCTGGTACTGCGATAGCTCGATCGGCCCGTCGTAACCCATACTTTGCAATTTCCGTGGTGGGTAATCGACGTAGGTTTTCATTAGTTTCATGATCGCCGCCGAGATCGGCACCATCGTCCAGGTACGTTCGGTAAAGTTGTTCATGAAGAGGTCATAACGCTCTTGCGGGTCTTGCCACAAGTCAAAGACCTGCGGCACGGTGGCCACATATTTTTCGGCGCCTTTCCATCCCAAGTTAGTGTCCACCGCCAAGCCACCGGTTTGCGCGCCATCATCGCCGCGCAGGTTGAATACAGCCTTATAGTTTCCAACACGGGCAGCGCCCGGGGATAATTCGTTCTCGGTGAAATAGAACCATTCCTTGCGCGGAGAAGGGCCACTACCGGTGAGTACCGGGG